AATAAGCATATAATCAATTTTTGCTTTACCTTTTACTATTTTATTTATCTTCATAATAATTTAAATTTATAATAAATCTAAGTGGTGCTATTTTAGAGGTTAGTGCTTGGTGTTGAACATCTGTATCAAATATTAACATTTTGTTTGCTTCTGCTCTTATAAATTTTATTTTATTACCTATTTTTAATTCGGTTCCTCCATCACATTCGTTTAGATAAAGTATTGCTGTTTTGCTTGAAGATATTTCGTAATCAACATGAAAATCACTTTTAGTAAATAATTTACTTATGAATAGGTTGGCTCTAGCTTGAATAACTGCAATGCTATTTAATTGTTCTAATATGGGTCTTATATAATCATTAAATCCAGGAGATCGTATCTCTGAGTCTTTAAAAAAACAATGTGTAAAAAACATTCTACCTTTTTCAGCTTTCCAGTTTAAATCATCCACCCTTCTCCAAGGAAACTCTTTATCAAGCACGTACGCTACGAGTGAATCAAATTGTTTTTTATCTAAAAAATTTTTTATTGTTTTATACTTCATGAATGCCTTTTAATACTGAATATAATGTTGGTTTTGATTTGACTATTTTTTCACAGATATTTTTTCTTTCATTTAATTTTTCAATACACTCTTTAAAATTATTTTTTAAATTACTTTCATGTTGAAATCCTTTATTTATTAAAGTTGTTTTATCTGTTGGTCCCCAATGCATACCTGCAGCTATGTTATGAAAACCTGCTAAAGGTAAAAAAGTATGTTCAAAAGTTTTTTTATAAACTTGTTCTATAAACTCATTATCAGATATTACAGGTGTATTTAAATAATTAAACCAGGTTTTATTAGTGCAATGTTTCCAATACTTAGTATCTGTTCTTTGAGATAAAGCATAGTGTTGAGCCACAAACTCTGCAAATTTTTTAAATATAGTCTTACATTGATAATTAAAAACATCTCTATCCCATTGTGTAATTTTTTCTCTTTGTAAATTAGTAACTAAATTTACGAGAAATTCATGAACGGAAAACAATCCATTACTTTCTAAAGGTTCTATGAACCCTGCTGATAAACCTATAGCCACAACATTTTTAACCCATAATTTATTGTGTATTCCAACCCTCATTTTTATATTTTTAAATTCTAAATTTTCTTTACCAAGATGTTTTTTTAATTGTTTTAGAGCTGTTTCATCATCTACAAATTTACTAGAATATACGTATCCTGTGCCTATTCTTGACCATAGTGGTATGTTCCACACCCAACCATTTTCAATTGCTGTGCAATTTGTGTAAGGGACTAATTGTTTTTCTTTGTTTTTGTACTGTATTTTTGTAGCCCAAGCAGAGTCATTTGGCAGTAAATCTGAATAAGACTCAAAAGGTTCTTTTAAAGTTTCACCTAACAATAGTGATTTAAATCCAGTGCAATCAATATAAAGATCAGCTTTATGTTTTTTATTAATAGACTTTATACCATTTTCATTTTGTTGAATTGTTTTTACATCTTCAATAATGTGTTTAATTTTTTTACAATATCTATCTCTAAGCCATAAACCAAATTTAGTTGCATCAAAATGATAAGCTCTTTCTACTTCATTAAAATCAAATTTATTTTTATTAACATAAGCCATTTGTAGTGGATAAGTGCAATCAGCATAATCACTGTAAGGTGTTTTAGGATGTAATATTTTTTTAAACCACCAATCATTAATTCCTGCACGTCTATCCTCTATTGGTGGATTTCCAAAAGGATAGTGAAAAGACTCTCCTTTTTTGTAAAAATCTGTAAACTTAATACTTAGTTTATAACTACCATCTACATGTTTAATAAAATCTTTATCATCTATTTTAAGAAGTCTCATCCAATGAGTTATTTTTCCAAGTGTGCTTTCACCCACACCCACAGTAGAAATATTTTTAGACTCTATTAAGGATATTTTCCATTTTGGAAATTGAGACTCAAGGGTCGCTGCGGTCATCCACCCTGCGCTACCACCACCTACGATTAAAACTTTCATCTAAAAGGTTTTCCTAAATGCCATACCACAAGACTATATCTTGTGCCTGATGTTACTGGTTTAACTCTATGCCACACAAATGAAGGAAATACAATAATAGATCCTTTTGGTAATATTTCTTTACACTGTCTTCTATGCTTCGATTCATCTCGCATATGTGGTTCATAATTTCTAAAATCAAATTCTAATTCACCACCTTCATATTCGGAACCATCTGTTAATTGACAAGTCATAGATAATTTTCTAATTTTTCCATGATCTGGTGAGTTTGGTTTATCATAAGGTTTTTTCCAAGCATCACAATGCCAATCGTAATATTGATTTAATTTATATTTTGTAAATTGACAAGATTCTGATCTGTCCCAATCAAAATTCCAACCTGCATTTTTATTTGCTCTATCTACATAAGGATGTAGTTCTTTATAAATCCAGGTATCTGATAACCAAACTAAATCAGAATTTCTTTTTTGTTTTAAATCAAATATTTCTCGTTTCGTTAATTTATTTTTTTCATAACCACCTGTTCTTGCTATCTCTTCTTTTTTAGAATTAGCATAAGATATTACCTCATCACAGAATCTAGGTGTTAGCGCAGATTTAAAAAACCAATAATAGTTATCCAAGTTCATATGTTACAGTTAATACGTAGTTTGTATTTTCTTTTTGAAAATTTTTTATGGTGTATAAATTACAAGATGGAAATATTATAAACCCGTTATTAGTTAAAGGTATTTCCCAAAATCTTCCTGCTTTTCTGTTATCATCATAATATATTTTTACAATACATTCGTTAACGTTAACGCCATATAACATAGTAAAATCTGGTGAATTTCTTAAATCTACAGGGTCAATATTTTTTAAAGGTTCAGAATTTTGAAGAGGATGATAGGTATCTCCCCAAAAATTTTTATTTAAAAGTTTTAAATTATATCTAAGATTCATACGCTCTTGCACGTATTTATTTAATTTATCAAAAGTTCTAGAAAATTTAAATTCCTCTAAGGTTAGTTTGGATTGTAAAATTTCATGTGACAGAAAATTTCTATCTATTTCCCAATCCTTAGGCATATCAACCGTACCATGATATAGAGAAACTTCAGATAAGACTTTTCTGTAAATATCTTTCTTCATACTTTATAAAATACAATTTAATTGTATTTTATAATAATGTCAACTATTTGGCAGACCAATTAGATCCATCCCATAAAAATACTTTATCAGAGGGATCTTCGTCTGCTTTGTATGCTTCCCAACCTTTTGTGTTATCTGCTTGGTAAGCAGTTTCATTCCAATAAATCCCATAATTTTCTTGAACACTAGGATAAGGAATTGGAGCTTCCCATGTTGCACTTGCAATATTTTTAGTCCAAGACCCATGTGGTTGTGGCTCCCAAAATATTGAATTAATAGAATCCCAAATAAAACCGGTGCTAGGATAATTACCTCTAAAAGCTGTACCACCTGATAAATGTTCATTACGGTAAGTATTCCATGAACACTGAATCCATAAATTAGCAGGCCAGTTGCTGCATTTTTCTAAATATTGTTGACCTATTGATTCAACTTCAACATTATTCTCATCTTGTACGTCCGAGTTATTTACAGTTACCACTGTAAGAACTTCGTTACTTTCATTTATTTTTGCAAAATGTGCCATAATTAAGCTTGAAACCTATATCTAATTATTACAACTCCAGATCCACCTGCAAAACCATTTCTTTGTGGTAGTGGATTAGTTCCTCCTCCGCCACCGCCTCCGGTGTTTGCTGATCCTGCGCTTCCTCCGCCAGGTCTTCCTGAACCGCCTCCGCCAGATCCTCCTGAGCCTCCTGAACTAGGGTGTCCACCACCCCCGCCACCACCGGCTCTTGCTGTTGGTGTTCCATTAATACTTGATGTTGCTCCCGCACCTCCAGGGCCTCCTGTGCTTCCAGGAGCGTTTCCTCCTGTTCCAGTTGCACCTCCGCCACCACCAGCACTTGTAGGACCTGCTGATCCTCCATTGTTTCCTTGTGGTGGGTTTACTGGTGGTGTATTTCCAGCACCTCCAGCGTTAGCACCTCCATGGCCGCCACCACCTCCAGATCCACCTGATCCACCTGCTGATCCGTGAGTTACTCCTGCTCCTCCTGCTGCTGAAGTTATTGTTGAAAATACTGAATTATTACCGCTTCCTGATAAACCTCCACCTGCTCCTACAGTGATAGGCATAGCGCCTGATACTGCTAAAGCAACTGCTGGAGATGTACCTAAAGGCGATACACTATAACAACCTGAAGCTGTTCCAGGAGATTCTCTATATCCTCCTGCTCCGCCTCCACTTCCACGGTTACTTCCACCGCCTCCGCCTCCGGCTACTACTAAATAATCTACTGTATTTGAACCACTAGCACTACCTGCACAAGATACACAAAAAGTGCCATCTCCTGTAAATGTATGAATTTTAAAATTTCCTGATGTTGTTACTGTTCCACCAGTGGCAGCTACAAATTTAGGACCTCCTCCACCAGAACCAAATCCTAAAATTTGATAACCAAATGATTTACCTTTGCGAGATTGTATATTTTTTGTGTTCTTACCTGTTGTAAGTTTGCTTTTAATATCTCTCATATTCTATACCTTTTATGCGTCGTTAGCAGCGTCAGTAGTAAAGAATATCTTAATACCTAAAAGTTTTGCATCAGCTGTTAAACTGTCTTCTGATACATCTCTTGATATTTGAAAGAACACCTCTTCATCTGTGCTTGGTGAACCTGCAATAGTTACTGCACCACTTTCTGCTGTGACATCTAAATCGTTTGCTGTTCCACTGTGAGCTTTAGCTGTTGGTGCAACCTGTGTTCCAAAAGCTGTATTAACACTGTCATTGTCTGCAATAGCAACACCAGATAAACCCCAAGAAACAGTTCCCGTGTTTGTTGAATCTGCTGTAAAATAAGCTTGAAAAGTTATTGTGCCCTCGTTCCATGATTTAGGAAAAGCAACTGCAAACTGAGCAAACTCATCTGAGTCTTTATCAAAATCTAAAGTTTTAATTTCAGGACCATTTGATAATTCAACTTGAGCAAGATCTGCGCATCCACTAGTAGTATTAGGGTACATAGCGACTGCTGGAACCCATATTGATTCTTTACCTGCAACTTTTATTGCAGAACCACCAACTTGAGCCACACCATTTCCATTAGGTGCAATGTTTATGTTTCCATCTGCTCCATCTGTTATTGTAATCGTTCCTGAGTTAGTTCCTGAGTTTGTATCTAAAATAAGATCTTGTGTTCCACTTGTTGTAATTGTTGCTGCAGCTGATCCGGTACCAACAACTATCTCACCAGTTCCTTTTGGTGATATCGCTAAGTCAATATTACTATCTCCACCGTTTGCAGCAATTAACGGATCATTTCCTGTAGCCGCATTTGTAATTTTAATTTCGTTGACAGCCGATGAAGTAGTCCCAAATACAACTGATTCATTACCATTTGCATCTGCAATAAAACCACCATCTGCAAATTTTGGTGCTGTTAAAGTTTTGTTTGTTAATGTTTCTGATCCAGTAAGTGTTACATCACCCATTCCAATATCAATAATATCTGGGTTTGTACCATCATTTGCAGAAGCAAATACAATTTTAACTTGTGAAGGTGCAACTGCAACAGAACTTCCAGAGCCTGAAACATATTTAAATGTTACGTTTTGTGAACCACTTGTTGAATTTTTTAAAAAATAAAAGGTTTGAACGTCAATAGGTATAGTAACGTTTCTTCCAGCACTTAATGATCCTGTAAATTCTATCATTCTATGTGCCAAAGTTGCACCAGTTGATCCATCAGATACAGAAAGGGTTGTATCTCCAGAGTCAGATACTGCTTGTTGTGTAAATCCACCTGCTATTTGTTCTACTAACTGTAGATTAGTATTTGTTTTAGTTCCCCATGTACCAGCGTTTTCACCAGTTGCTTGAAGTTCTATACCTAAAGGACTAAATGTTGATGCCATAATTTTCTCCTATGCGACGTCACTATATGTTATATTTGTACCTGTTGCAACATTAGAATACGAAATATTTGATCCTGTGTCAACATCTTGATAAGCTTGAATTCCAAATCCTGTTGATGTTCCGAACCCTGCAACAGAGGACGTTATTTGTTGTCCTGTTAATCCTACTACGTCTGCAGGTGATATTGAACCTACAGAAAATGTAGCTGTTTGACTTGCTAATCCTATAGCCATATCAGCAACGGTTACTGATCCAACAGATAATGTTGACGAAACTCCAGTTACAAGAATAAGTTCTGTTGGAGTTATTGAAACACTTCCAACATTAAATGTCGATGATACACCTGATATACCTACAACATCTGCAGGTGATATCGATCCAACAGAAACAGTAGCCGATACTCCAGATAAACCAACTACATCTGCAGGTGATATCGATCCAACAGAAGCAGTAGCCGATACTCCAGATAAAATTCCTGTAAAATCTATTATAGGAGTTGGAGATCCAACACTAGCTGTTAAAGATTGTCCTGCTAATCCTACAACATCAGCAGGTGATAAAACAAATGTATTCCAAGCTTGCGGTTGTCCCCAAGAACCATTATTCCAAGCGCTACCTGTTCCAAGGAAAGAACTCATTCCATCAGGAGCTGTTATTTCAAAAGTTAATCCTGATTGTCCCCAATTTTCAACTCCCCAACCATCTTGTCCCCAACCAGCTGCTATTTGTGCAGAAATAGAAACAGATCCTAAAGATAAACTTGTAGATAACCCACTTGGTTTAACAACTGGATCAAAACTTTCACCCCAAGGTTCTTCACCCCATTCATCTCTACCCCAACCTTGTTGAGCTGCAGCGATAGGTGTACCAATAGAAAGTGTTGCGGATTGTCCAGTTAATGTTACTAATTCATCAGTGGCTTGACCCCATGATCCACCAGTATTCCAAGCATCAGCTCCCCAACCACTTGTTATAGCATTTTGTGTGCCCCAACGTCCCTCGTTCCAGGTTGTGCCTGATTGGTTCCAAGTATTAGGCATAAGGAAGACCCCCTTATGCTAATCGTATGATTGCGTTTGTTGCGTCTGCTGCTGGAAATTGAATTGTAAAAGTTCCTGAAGAAACTGTTTTATCACTACCAAATGCAATTGCAGCAACTGCTTTATTTGATTGTGATGAATTATAAATTAACGCACCATTAGCTGTAAAAGATGCATCTGTAAAACTTACGTCAGTAAAATCACAAACTGCAGTTGATGAATCTAAAGTTGGTGTTATATTTGTAAGAGTTGCACCACCCGATGTGTAAGCCGTTCCAGATGAATTTGTAATTTCATTAGTTGTTGCAAAAGCTGTTGTGCCTGCTCCTAATGTGGCTGAACTTGTAAATAATGCTATTTTAAAAGTATTTCCAGTTGTAGCTGTAAAGTTATGTGTTCCAACTAAAAGTTCTTGTTTGAAACTATTACATATTGCCGATGTTATTGCCATAATTTTCTCCTACGGGTTTACTGAATTTATCGGTATTCGAACAGTGCCATCTGTATAGTCATCTCTTCGTCTTCTACCGACTTGTTCGTTAGCAAACTTTTGTACCTCAGTTTTATACTTGTTTTCGTATAGTGTCAACATATCTATTGGACCTTTTAAAAATCCATATGTCTCTGATAAACAACAATACAGTAGCCCATTTGGAAAGTTAAGACTAATGTAATTAGTATCATCATTTTCTAATAGAACAGGCATAAAATTAAAATGTACCCTAAATTTATAGTTTTGATCTGGAGTGGGAGCTAAAGCTATACGTCCTGAAGTAGTGTCAGATTCACCTGTTGCTCCTCCATACATAGCATAATATTTAGGTTTAGCTCTTTTTGCAGACTCAGTAGAGGGAACATATTCTTGTAAATATGTATAATCTTTTTTTTCTAAATATGAATTAGCACCTGTTGTAGCTGATGTAGAATCATAAACTTGTATACTTCTTATAAATAAGCATCCTGCTGGCGCGTTTATTTGATCTTGACCTGCAATAAAATTACCTATTTGTTGTTTCCTATCAGCATCAATAGGAACATCTCTCATTATTCTATATTGTGCATTTAAAATAATATTTTCTAAAACAGAATCTGATAATACATTAGAGTCTGTTTCTGTATAACTTCTAATTTGTGTTTTTAATCCTGATGCACTTAATCCTGCCATTATACTATTCCTGCAACCTCTTTACAAATAGGACAACTTTTTTTGTATCTATTATGTGTTCCACATTTTATTGCTTTACCATCAACATCTGTGTACATAGGTGTTTCTGGTTCTGGCATGTCTTCGTACAATTGAAGATGTTCATCTTTTTCAGGGCATCCACATTGTTTAATACCAAATAAACTACATATAAAATTTTTTATTTTTTTAATCATGCTGTTACTGTCACTGGTCCTGCTGATACAGAACCACCTCCTCCTGTCTCACTTATACTAGATGTTGTAGATGTTGCAAAGGTATAATTATCATCATTTGTTTTTGTAATCGTATATCCTGCAGCTAAATTTATTGTTGCTGCAGCCACTCCCCCAACAACATTTGCATCTCTAAAACAAACAGTGTCACCAGTTGATCGACCGTGGTCGGGTTCATTTACAGATATTGTCGTAGATCCATTTGTTGTAGTGAATGGATTTAATGGTAATAGTTTTGGAACAGCTGTTTCTATTCTGTCAGGTCTAACATGTCGTAATGATATTGCATCACCGTTCATAGGTTTTGGCTCTAGTTGTGGTTGTTTTGGTTCAAATTCAGATACATGCACAAAAGATCCATTCCATTCTCTAACCATTTCTTTATATGGAAACTCCATACCAGACCTGTCTGATATTGCTCTTGCGTATTTACCTGTTGCGTATTTTGCCATTATGATCCTGGGTAATATGCTTTAGGAGTAATGTGTGTGCTAGATGCAGAACCATCTTCTGCTAATGCTCTTGCAAACTCATCCTCGTAAACTAATTTCATTGTTTGAGTTAATTGTGGCACATATTTCATAGCTAGATAATACGCTAATCCTGATACCATGCAAGGTACAAATCTAAATGGAACATCCGTTGCATTTGTATAATCACCCACATCTTGTATTCTTTTTATATAA